TTCTTACATATTTAAATGGGTCATTACAAGTAAAAGTAACTGTTAAATCTCCATTATCTACAAATTCATCAAAAGTTGGAACATCTTCAACTCTTGCCATAAAATAATAATCTTTCATATAATCAAAAATCAATTGATTTTGTTTTACATTTAATAACCATTCTAAGATAGAAGAATATAAATCATGCAAATCTGTCATATCTTTACTTACTAATAAAAATTTTATTACAATAATTCTACTATCATAAGTTATATGTCCATTTCCAATCATTGACATATCATAAGATCCGTTAAAATATGGTACTGAATCTTTTACAATTTTGGGTGAAGGAGAACTTATATGTTTCTCTTCTATATATAATCCAAAATCATTAAAACTATTTTTCCCATTAAATGTTACTCCAAGCTGGATCATAACCTATATTCCTCCCCTCTTGTTGTGTTTTCTTTTCCTGTAATTCACTTATATCTTCATAAGTTTCTTGAGCAATTACCTTACTATTAAGTATAGTTTGTAGTATAACTGGTTGTTTAGATTTATTTTCTATTTGATTAATTTTAGGATTTATATTATTTGGGATAGATAATTTGTTTAAACTATTAGGATTAAAACCAACACTCATATTACTACTTAAACCTTTAATAGCATCAGTAACTTTATATTTGTTTTTATCAATTCCCTTTGTTAATCCTGTCATAAAATCAGGCATCCAAGATTCATAATCAGTAAGCGGACCCTCATCTGGAACAGAGAAATGAAGAAATGAACGTATTTTATCTGCTACACCACTTACAGCATCTACTACACCACCAATCATGCCTGTTATACCATTTATAAGTCCTTGAATAAAATCTTTACCCCATCCCACAGCCTTGCTAGGTAACGATGTTATAAAATTTATAGCACCATTAAATCCATTTTGAACTATACTAGCAATTCCACCGATTGCTCCAGTAATACCATTTTTTAATGCATTAAAAGCAGATGATCCCAGATTATATAATCTTCCTGGTAAACTAGCAAAGAAATTTAATACTCCATTAAATATATTTATTGCTCCATTTACTATTCCATTAGCAATAGACATAATAGCAGATTTAAGATTATTCCATGCTGATATAGCAATATTTTTAATACCATTCCATATAGTACTTAATAGTCCTGCCCATGCCATAACTATGCCTATTACAATATTTTTTAAGCCATTGAAAATACTACTAACTGCATTTTTAAGATTATTAAATATTCCTTGTGCATCAGAAGATAATTTACTAAAATTACCAGTAACTAAGTCTAATATTAATAGAACAACGCCTAATACAACATTCTTTATTACTTGCCATATTCCGCCAATAAATTGTTGTATTCCAGTTAGTATTGTATTTATTCCACCCTGCATACCACTAAATAAATTTAATACCCCTGTAACAATCCCCATTACAATACTTGTAATTATTGTTACAATAGTATTCCATATACCAGATATAATACCTATTAATCCTGTCCATATACTAGATATAGTTGTTACTATTCCAGTTACAAAATTTGTTATTGCAGTTGTAATAGTAGTCCATACACTTACTACCGTTGTAGATATACCATTCCAAAGATTACTAAAGAAAGTACTAATAGATCCCCAATTTGTAATAATTAAATATGCTAATCCTGCAATGGCTGCTATACTTGCTGCAATAATAAGCAACATAGGATTAAATCCAAAAACAGTTGTAAATATTTTGCTTATTGCTGCCATACCTTTTAGACCATCAGCTGCTTTTTTTATATTATTAATACCAGATATAACACTTAATATTCCTGTGCCTACTTTTATTGTAGCCACTGCTGTTCCAATGCCTATAATAGCTACTTTAACTAATTCCCCGTTAGCTATTACCCAGTCTAACATTGCTTTAAAAGTTGTTAGACCTCCTTGCACTAAAGACAATATTTTATTACCTAAATCACCTGTACTAACACCTAAAGATGGTAATATTTTACTTGCTATTTGTCCTATATCTTTTATAATTCCTTGTATTATAGGAGATAAGGTAGTAATAGCACTTTTAATACCATTAACAAAATTACCTACACCGTTTGTATTCATATTACTTACTAAACCAGTAACTTTATCGGTAAGTTTACCTATAATCTGTACTGCTATATTTAATATTGGAGCACCAACTACAGAAATAAATCTATCCCATGTAGATTTTAGATTCCCCATAACATTGCTAAGATTATTTGCTTCTCTACTACCTTGTCCTAAAGCACCACTGTTCTGGTATATCTTACCCACAGTATCTATAAGCAAGAATTCTTTTTCAGTATCATTTAATTTTTGCCAACTTTTACCGTACTTTTCTTTAGCTATTGTATCCATTTTTGTAGCATTAATGTTTACACCAATCGCATCTCCAGCTTCAAAATTACCCATAGTTATACTTTTTAATCGTGATGATACATCTTCTAAAGATAAATCATAATAAGCTGCCCCATCTGCTGCTAAATTCATATATTTATTAGTAAGGTCTAAAGATTGGTTTGCATCTGATCCATTACCTCTAAAAGTACCGTAGAATCCTGCCCATTGCCCTTTTAATCTATCTACATTTATACCTTGTTGTTTAGATTGTTGGGTAATTAGATCCATAGCTTTAGCAGCTTCATTCCCTTTAAAAGTTTGTTGAAACTGGGAATCTAAGGCTTGTATATTTGCCGATGTTTCCACAACTTGTTTTCCAAAGTCCACCATTTTATCTACAACAAAAGCACCTGCTATAATTCCACCTATTCTTTTAAAACTTTTACTAAATACATTTTCTGTACCTTGTGCTTTTTTCTCTACTACATCTAATTTCTTAGATAAATCATCTTTTAAAAGTAATTCTCCGAATACTGAAAAAAGTTTCATTTATTTATCACCTGCCTTTCTGTCCATTTCTTTTATCTTTTCAGCTTCAGCAATCGCTTCTTCTGCTGTCATTTTCTTGCCAATATTAACATTTGTATTAATTAAACCAAATGCTTTGTTTTTATAATCTTCAAAACTCATATAATTTTTCTTTTCCATATATACGTGTTCTATATTCCATTTTTCCCATAAATGTTCTTCTGCAATTTTTATATTCATTTTACTTACTAATTTAATACCTTCAAAAAAACCCATATTCATTACATAATCAATATTGTTATATCTATGTAAAATTGCATCCAAGCACTCATATTCATCGAAATTATCAGGCACAACATTGTGTGCAAACAAGATTATTTCATTAATTTGAGTGCTTGTCCGAAAAAATCCTCAAATTGTGGATCATTAAATATTGCTTCAATTATTCCCATAATATCTTTTATATTACTACTTGCAATTTCTTTAGTTGTTTTTCCACTTATATCACTCAATAATTTATATACTTCCTGTTCTGCATCGCCTATATGTTCTACGAATAACATTATTCCATCTATTTGTATACGTTCTTTTGCTTTAGCTTTTTCTTCATCACTTTTGCCTGTTACATCTGTCATTAATCCTTTTATATCTTCTTTTATATTCATCTTTCTAACAATTTTTGTAAATGTGAATAAATCACTGAATTGTAAACCTCTCATTAATCATTACCTCTTTCTATTATTTATTTTTTGTAATAAAAAAGCACCCTATTTAAAGAGTGCTAATGTTATACTGTTGGTTTTGGATATTTAATTTCATACGGACTTTCATCAGGTGTTTCAATTGAATTATGTGCTGTAAACGTTACAGGCAATGTATTATCGTTCTCATTTTCAGCACCTAATTCAAAACCCTCCAAATTTAATACATTCTTAAGAATAATTATTACAGGTTTTGCTGAGCCGCTTATGGTGCCTGCAAAGGCTATATTGTCGATGAAATCGTCATCATCTATAGTAGGCTTTCCAGAAATTATATCGTAGTCAGGATCTATTGCTGTATCTACTTGTCCCATTAAAGCCATCTTAAAGTTTTCAGTTGTCATTTCCAAAAGATTTACTGCAAGTGTAGCAGTTTCTCTAACTTTAAGAGTTAATCCTTTTATGTGTTGACTATTTATTCCATCTACCTCTACATTTCTTGTCTCAATTTCTACTTGGAATGTATTGCCACCATTTGTAGCACTTAATATTTTTTCTTCAGGTAATCCATAATGCAAGTATATTGCACCACCATCAAGTAATAGTCTATTTTTTGTCTCGGCAGTTAAGCCATGTGTTGTTGTTCCATTCATATATATTTACCTCCTATTAATTTTATTAGTCTTCGTAAACTTTTAAATAAAATCTAATTTGTCTACGTTTTATATTTATATCTTCATCATCCATTCTTGTCCTACAAGGATTATCTCTATATATTTGTATAAACATATTTTCTGTCATTATTTTTTGATTATTTAAAGCATTATATATAGAATCTGCATATATTTCAACTTCCTGTACTCCATTAACATTAGACCATACATCTATTACTAGAGAAATATTATTGCTATATTCATTGTTGGGAATGGTATTTGGAAATCTTATTGTACAGTAAGGATATATTTTATGTCCATCTTGTGCTTCTTTATCTACTGGATAATTGTCAGAATAGCATGTTAGAATAGGATTTATGATAGGTAAAATAGTTTTATATAAATCTAGCATTATTAATCACCCATTTGTGACATAATACGTTTTGCAATATTTTCTATATCTCCTGAACAATCTATAATAGTATTCTCTAGTATATGCTGAGCTGGTTGTTTACTAGATCCATTTTCCACCCATTCCATATAGTAGGCTTCAGGGGTTGAACCAACACGTATACCTTCCTGGTTTTCCATTATCTCATAGGTTGCATCTCGTCTAGCTAAACCTGGATGAAAGTCTCCATCTTCACGCTTACCCACAGGAATCCTAGATTTATATTCTGCTGTAACTGTAGTAGCCCACTTTTCTAGAATTTGTTCTTTTGAAGATTTGAGTTGAGATTTTACTTGTTGCTTATAACTTTTAAAAGCCATTATTATATCACATCCTTTCTATTTTATTCTGTATATGAAGATGTCTACATAGGAATCCCAAGTTATTATTTGACGTATCTCATATTCCTCTGTACCATTTTTAAGAATATAATTTATTTGAATATCATTATCTCCACCAAATTTTTCATAAAATAGCCTGTCTGTAACTTCAATGTTATATCCATAATTCCTTAACAATAATTCCTTATTATAAGGCTGTTTATCTACTGTTATATCCTTAATATAATCAGTACCATTAATCCAGTCACCATACTCATTTGTATGTCCTTCAGTCTTTCGCCATAAAGCATATGTTGTATTTTTTAACATATTATCACCCCATTAACCTAACATAAGGTTTTGGTAATAATGTTTTTACATCATTAGATAGTCCATCTGTTAATGTACCGCTTCTAGAACCCTGACTAAATTGCTTAGTTCCTTCTAATCCACGTTTTCTATATTGTTCAACAACATATTCTATTAATGCATCAGAATAGTTAGCTTCAATATCAGTAGTATCACTATCCTTTAAGTTCAAATAATTTCGTATTTGTGTTATACCTCTATTTATGTAAATCTGTATTACAGCATCTTCTGTAGATCCTGTAAGTGTTTTTATATCATCTAATACAGCCATTATTTATCACCTGCTTTTTTAGTAGGTTTCTTTTCTTCAACTATTTTTTCATAGGTTTTTGTATCTTCATCTAGTCTTCTAATTAAATCTTTATTTTTGGGATCGATATCCCATTTGAGTTTTGTTATCTTATTTAAGTACCACATATATATTATTACCTCCAATCTAAAGAATAAAGGGACTATAATAGCCCCACTTATTAGCCTCGGTTTGCTGTTAATACTGCAATTGCTTTAGGTTGAACTAATTTACAACCATAAACATTTAAGCCTTTAACTGCATCTGCGAAAGATTTTTCTGGTCTATATGCTTCTATTTCAACTAGTTGTTGTGCAAAAGATATTGCAATAGTACTTCCTGCCATTATTTTATATTTAGTTCCATCTATATTTGGTACATTGTTTGATTTAAATACTTGTAAACCATCAACATCTCCAATATATCCAGTTGATAATACAGCAGGGTCTTTTGTAAATCTAGGGTCTTTCAAAAGTAAACCATGATACCAAGATGGTACTACAACGAATCTTCCTATAGAAGGTATGTTTGCTTCATCAAGTTTAACTGCAAGGTCAACTAAATATTCATAAGCATTATCTTTAGTAGGTAATATTGGGGTAGTATCATCGCCTATTGTATTTCCTACTGCTACCCCTGTATAGAATCCTGCTATATATTTATCAATAACATCTGCCATTCCATATGATGCTCTCTGCATTGCTCCATTCATCAGGTCAACATTTGCTTGTACTTGGTTGATATCAGTTACAGAAAAATGAAAAGATTTTGCTTGATCTATAGTAAGTGTCTGTTGTACTCCATCTATAGCTTGTGGATTAGATAAACCTGTTGCATCAACATAATCGGAAATTGTTATATCGCCTATTTGATTGATTTTTACACTAGAACCTTGTCCAGTTATTTCACCTTCATAATCTCTATTAACAAGACCTCCGTAAACTAAAGACTTGTCTAAATTTGCTAGTAATCTAGCACTCCATATAGTTGGTATAAAATTTGTAATTGCCATTTAAATCACCTATTCCTTTCGTTTTATAAATTTATTTTTATTTATTATTTT